AAGTCCAGAGATGTACAACAAATTACTCACAAAATGAAAGAGGTAAATAAATATGCCAGAATTTAGTGGTGCAACAGCCAAATTGAATTTGGTCGAACCTAAAGTATTCGCGGATTATGTCTTGGAACAGCAAACTGCTACTAACCGTCTGCTCTCTAGTGGCATTCTCACTACCGACCCAATCATTCAAGCACAATTGCTCAAGGGCGGTACCTATGTAACCATTCCTACCCTGCAAAGCCTGCGCGGTGAGGCTCAGACGTGGAACGACACTAGCGACATTACTGTCGGCAATGTTGACAGCTATAGCGCCATTGCTCCACAGATGTACCAAGCCAAAGCGTTTGGCTACACAGACTTTGGTCAGCTTTCGACGGGCGCTCCGGTTGCGGAACAGATCGCGGGGCAATTCGCATCCTTCTGGAACATCCAAGACAACAAGCTTCTAATTGCAGTCTTGAAGAACGCATTCCTCAATGCAGATTTGCAGGCTGTTAAGGCATATGGCATGGGCACACCCGCGCCTTTGGCTGCTGGTGACTTCATTGCCGCATTGTCTCGCATGGGTGACGTTTCCAGCCCTCAACTGACGAAGATCGTGCTCAATTCTGCCGCTGTTGGTGCAATGCGTGATCAGAACCTGATTAATACCATTCAGCCGTCTAACGGTGGTACGCCAATCAGCTACTACAACGGCATTGAGATCGTTGAAGACGATGCACTGCCAGTTGCAGCAGATGGTACCACGGACGCGTTCATCATTGCTAACGGTGCTGTTGCTTATGGCTTGGCTAATCCGGAAAACAGCTATGAAGTCAAGCGCGACAGTCTTGGCAATGGTGGCCAGACTGCGGTTATCAACCGCCGCACTCTTGCAATGCAAATTGCGGGTACGTCATTCACCGACGTTACTAAGGTTGCTGGTCTTGGCTACAGCGCAATCAACGCTTCTGCAACATCTATGTACGATCTGGTTGGTGATCCTCGCAACATTGGCGTCGTTGACTATCGCTTCAAGATCGACAAGAAGTTTGTTGTTGCTGGAATCAATACCCCAAAAGCTTAGCGCCGGCCACAGGGATTACGCTTAGTCAGAAAACGGCGTCCCTAAAAGTCGGCGCTACCAAGCAAATTACTGTATCCACTGATCCTGTGGATGCATTTAATGCAAGTGAGGTTGTTAGCGCTGCTAAGTTCGCATCTAGCGACACTGGTGTTGCCACAGTCGCTGCTGATGGGACTATTACAGCGGTAGCAGTTGGTTCTACAACAATTACAGCAACAAGTGGTACCTTCAATGCAACGGTAGCAGTTACCGTTAGCGCAGCGTAGTAGCTAGTAAACCGTCGCTTATGAAAATCATAGTGCTGCGAAAGCAGGGCGGCGGAAAGGAGGCATAACATGGCTGATGCTAATCCGGTAACACTTGCGGATTTGAAGACGATGATGGAAATCAAAACTGACGCACAAGATGGTGTGCTTAATCTCATCATCAAAAATACCACACAAGCCTTACGATTTAAGCTCGGTTTGCGAACGGATGAGGCCTTCCCTAGTGAGTTGGCCTACATTGCCCTAGAAGTATGCGTCAGACGCTACAACAGGCGTAAGAACGAAGGCATGACGTCTTATGAGCAGGAGGGGCAGTCATTCACGTTCAAGTCTAACGACTTCGATGATTTCGCTGATGACATCAACGACTGGAAAGAAGCCAACGGGAAGAATGCCAAGTCTCTTGGAACCGTTAGCTTCATTTCTGGCTATCCAAAGAGGTGATCATATGCGGTTAGATCATGAGGTTACATTCTGGCTTGATGATGAAGAATATGATCCGCAAACACATCAATACGGTGATGTGAAAAAGGTGGCAACTGCAGTTGCCAGTGTCACCGACATGGGAACAGACAAGAGCGTTCAGCTATTCGGAAACTACGCTCAAAAGGCAAAGGTGATCCGATTAGTTGAGCCAGTCACCGTCAATTGGAGCTATTTAACGATTGATGATGATGCAACACACTACGTTCTCAATACCGCCCGCGTTCCGCTTCAAAACGCAACTTTGATTGTGGGTGAGACGAAATGAGCAAAGCCAGTATTAGCTACAATATGCAGATAAAGGGAATGGACAAGTTGGTTGCTGGTTTGCTCAAGCGAGCCAAGATGGACGTTGTCAAGCAAATCGTCAAACAGCAGACAGCACAGCTTCAGACACGTTCTCAGCAAATGACTGGCACCGTTTATGCACATCCCACTGGGGCTACCAAACGTGGTATTAATATTTCACTTGAAGACGATGGTCTTACTGGCATTGTTGGCATGTCAATGGAATATAACCCATATACCGAAAATGGGACTCGTTTCATGCGAGCACGTCCTGTATTGAAACCAGCATTTCTTTATCAAAAAGTTCAGTTTATTAATCAGCTTAAACAAGCAGCAAAGTAGGTGATTCAAATCACATCACCAGAGCAAGAACTATACGATTACTTCTATGCGTTTTCTCAGGCGGCCGGTTACAAGACTTACGACCATTTGCCCATGCAGAAGGAGAACGCCCCATATCCATTCGTCATTGTTGGGGATATTCAGGTTGTTCCTACTGCAACAAAGACGTCACTAAATGGCAATGTGCTAGTCACCATCGACATCTGGGGCGACAAAAAACAGCGTTTCACCGTATCTAATATGGCGGAGCGCTTTTTTCGTGCCGCGATTGGGCAAGTGCTAACTGATGACTACCGATTCTATGGACATGTAGAAGATCAGTCAAAAGAGTTCACACAAGACCAGAGTGTCCCTGACATGGTTCTCAACCGAGCCACGCTGATACTCAATCTCAATATTTTATAGGAGGCCATAACATGGCAAATGAATTAAAAGTGCTAGAAGGCATGGACGTTATTGCCTTGGCTCGCAAACATAGCGATCAAGCAAAGGTTAGCGGTCAAGTTATCCCTTGGCAGACTTCGCTGTCCTTTGATCCGTCTGTTGACAGTGATTCCACTGTTACCAAGGACGGCAATGTAGCAACAAGAAGCTCGGCAAGTACCGATCTTGAAGTAGAATTTCTTAATAACACAGCCGCAATTGCAGACGTAATGTATGACTCACTGTTTGACGGCGAATTGCTCGACTTTTGGATTCTCTACCGCAAGCGTAAGAATTCCGCTGGCAAGTATTACGCATGGTACATGCAAGTTACCGTTCAAGAAGACAGTAGCGACAATGACCCTGACGACCACTCTACTCGCGATGTCACATTTTCTGTTAACGGGACGCCTAAACGCGGATGGACAACTCTCGATGACGAAACTCAGGAACAGGTCGATTACGTATTCCTTGGGGTCGGGAAGGTCACTGACACTGACAAGACCGGCGGTGGCACAGTTTGGAATAAGACCACTGATCCGGGTACTAACACTGCTGATACCGCACCGGCTCAGGGCGGTTCTGGTACCTCACCAGCTCAGGGTGGTTCTGGTACTGGAGCATAACAGCAAAAGAGGCTTGTCATCAGTCGCCTAAGAAAGTCACAGTACGGGTGCAACCCGGGCGGCCTTAAAAGAAAGGGTTTTAAATCATGCAATTAACCATTAACGGTAAAGAATATGAGCTTAACTTTGGCGTCCGCTTTGTTCGCGAAATGGATAAGAATATGGGTGCCGTCATGCATGGCATTAACTTTGGCATGGGTGTTGCAAAAGCACTAGCTGGCCTGAATGCATACGATGCTGCTGTTTTAGCAGACACCATTTATTCAGCCACCGTGACATCTAAGAAACGTCCGTCAGCTAATGAAGTCGATGACTTTATTGACAGCAATTCAGACTTAGACTCTCTATTTAAGCAAGTTGCAAATGAAATGAACAGTGCTAACGCAGTAAAAGCAGTAGCAAAAAACATGAAGGCCTAGATGAGGACGAAAGCGTTCAAAAGAGTAGTGAAGAAACGTATCACGAAATTTTGTTAAACGCATTTGCCTATCTAGGCTTTTCTGATATTTGTAAAATTGAACGCATGACGCTTGTCGAATACGAACTTCGCATGGAAGCCTATCAGCTTAAGCAAGTCGACAGACAGAACGAAATTGCACAGCAAGCATGGCTGAACCAGCAAGTGCAGGCAACAACCGGTAGCAAGAACCCTAAGCCTAAGTTCAAGACATTTGATGACTTCTTTGACAAGAAAGCAGCTATTGATAACGTGCGATCAAATTATGAGCCCAATTATGAAGTGTCACAGATGAGCACAACTGAACTAAAACAGACTAGAGCACAAGTGTTCGCAAAACGGATGGCCGAATTTCAGCGTTTGAAGCGCGAAGGCAAAATCATTCCGTTATCT